TTTGGTGAGACAACCTCTTATTGTCTTCTTCCACTTCTGTCAAGCGAATCTGTAGTTTCCCATTATATCTCTGGTGTTTCTCATTAATCTCTAAAGCTATAGACAACGACTTATCTAATTGTGCAACACGAAATTTTAATTCTTTATTCTCGGCTTTAAGTTCTCGATAAGCTACCTCATCCATAGTATCTAAAGATCTATTCTTCTGGAAATTTCTAATCGAAGTCTTTAGAATTTCTTTCTGTTTTTGTAACTGATCTATTCTTTCTTCTAAATCCATACTTGACTTTTACTTTAATTTACTGTAAAAGTCAAGCTCGGTCTTGTTTGGATGGACTCCACCACACGAAGTTCAAACAAGGCCTTTATGTGGTCACCCAGGACGAAATCCTTTGATGGCCACTTTTAGTTTATAAGGACAACTCAATATGGGCGTACCAAAAAGACTCACCGACCAACAACAAAGATTTTCAGAATTATATGTATACAATGAAGGACGTATGACTCCTTACGAATGCGCTGTCGAAGCAGGCTACGCCAAAGACTCAGCCAGAGTTAGAGCTAGTGAGTTAAGAAACCCGAGAAGATTTCCCTTGGTAGTTAAGTTTATTGGAGAATTAAGAGAGGAAGTACAAAACAAATATGAAGTTACATTTGAAAAACATATCAAAGAACTTGCAAGACTTAGAGAAGAGGCTCTCAAAAAAGGTAGCTTCTCATCAGCTGTTAACGCAGAAGTCGCTAGAGGAAAAGCTGGCGGCCTCTATATCGAACAAAAAATTATTAAAACTGGTAAATTGGAAGACATGACGGAACAAGAATTAGAAAACAGAATGAAAGAAATTGTGGACCAATACAGTCCTATACTAGACGCGAAACCTATTGACCAACTTAAGAAAGAAGTTAAACAACTTCCTAAAAAAACTCCCGAGAAACTCCCAGATACTACATATGAAGAAACAAAAGAAGATGAAAAGAACGTAACCTACCACGAGGAGAAGCAAAGCCGGGACCACCAGAAATTTATATAATAAATCTCCCACTCTTAACTTAGCTTAACTATCCTCTTAACACATGCAAGAGGAATCATTGTTCTATCCCCGAACGTAAGACTACCATCATCTTCTTTATCATAGGAAGCAAACAATTTGATCGCATATCTATCTTTATTATATAACCAACCTTCATTGACTGGTGCAGCAAGTTTCATTTTGTTAAAACCTTTTTCATCAGCCCAACCAGAATCACTCAAGATATCAATCCACTCTACCCTGACCTTTGAATAAGGGATAACGTCGCTGACGTTTTGGTTTAAGCTTAATCTTCTTTTTGTTTTTCGTGGCATAGTAATATTTAGAATTGTGCTTCTCATTGAACTTATCCCAAAACCTCTCCTCTGTCATCTTCTTATATAAGGTATTTCTAGCCCAAAAAGTTTTTCTGATAAACGGAAAAAAAAGTGATGGAACTCGTGGAACTTATGGAACTGAGTTAAAAAAACCTTATATAGCAAAGGTTCTAGACCAAAAAAAAGTTCCATGGCGGGTTCCATGGTCCGTGAGCCATGGAACTTTTTCCATGGATGAACACATTTATGCCACTTTTCGGCCATGATATTGACTCAATCTCTCAAGAAACTTATGTCTCCACTCACGCATCTCGAACCCCTTGAACTTGAATTCCTGGAAGTAAAGGTCCTGGGTGCATATCATAATAATTCCCTGCTCGATGTTGCTCCCATGTATATAATCGTGAGCCATCGCATACGCTGCAATTTGTAAGAAATAATCGTCTATCCAGTCCTTATTCTTTGCGCGATTTGCTTGCTTAAAGTCTATGATTGTATCCATATCGTTATGGCTACAGACTAAATCAGTGCTGCCCGCATACAGCCCCGGGTAGTGTAATGTTACTTCCGACCCATAATACTCTGTAACGGGTGTAAGACCAATATCAATAATTTTTTGAGCCATCGGACGCGCCTCTTCCCCAATAGCGCTGAGGTCATCATACCCGATTCCTGTGATGTGGGTCTCCAGGAACTTATGCATGGAAGTCCCCCGCTTGCTTGAATGATTCTTAATAGCTTCTGCTTTTTCATGTCCAACCTTATTTTTCCAGTTGGTTAAATAACTCTGATCCTTCGTTTTTGCAAGGATTGTTGTTACCGAGGGCAGTCTCTCATCACCAAAGTCATAGGTCCGTGAGCCGTGGTGCTCATACTTTTGGCCACTGACATATTTAAATTTATTATTTTTTTTCACTCAGCTTTCTTTGAATTATGTTCTCGACCAGGTCGCCGTACTTCTTGTTCAAGCTAGTCTGCGTCACAGACTTGATAATATCCTGGTTAAGCTTAGGCAGCTGGCTCAATCTCATTTTATCCAGCTCATTATAAGATTTATTAGGAAATTCTTTAGCTAATTCATGTAGAGTTTTTATCATAGTACAACCAGCAGCATATACAATGAAAGAAGAGTCATCAACCCTAGAAAAGTAAATATTAAAATAAAAATTTTATTCACTTCTTCTTCCAGTCTTCTCGATGGAGTCTATCCCATTCAGTCCAGGCCCACGAGTTAAGTTGACCCGACCACCCCTGGATCCATAGTAAAATTTTCATTTTTAATTTTTTCATGTCTTTCTAATCTGCCTCTCTACCTCAAGATCCACTACATTATCTCCCAAATCCTGGATTCGGGGTTCGTAGTGATCTATAATTTGTTCTACTTTATGAAGCTTAACCCGGACAAAAGGCCATATCAGTTTAGCAACGTACAAAGCGTCCCGGTGAGCCACTCTCCAGCGCCACTGTCTTTTGTATCCTTCTTTAACTTTGCGTTCACCAAAAGCACCACATCCAAAAAAATCATGACACCACTTAATAATATCTTTATCAGTCATGGCTATTTCCATTCTAATGACAGTTACATTATGAACTGGTTTACCAGGTCGTTTATGTTTTTTCTGTTTCATTTTTTTAAAATAAACAGAGCCTTCGCCATCAAACAATCCTGCAAAATAAGCTACATCACTTATGGTAAGTTGTGACTCTTCCATCTTCCGCTCTCTTTCTATTAGGCCATTTTAAATCTAATACTAATACTTTAGAAGTATGAATATCTTTGCCGTGGGCAATCCTTAACTGATGTCCATCAGGCAGATCCGATTGCCACATTTTAATATAATTTTTTATTGTTATTTTTTTCTCTCTAAGCATATTTTATTCTCTCCCGCTTCAATTGTTTTAAAACCAAAGTACGTTAAACAGTAAGCTACTTGATCCATTGAATAATAAGTGTAGTCATCAAAGACAAAGCGCGTACCACGTCGTGATCGATTAGCAAACCAAATGGATTCGGTTAAAACATCTTTAGTCATGTGTGGTCCATCGAAATGGACAAAGTCAAACGGTCCCAGATCTGGGTGCTTGTTCATAAATTCTGTATCAGTCATATTATGAAATTTAAACTCTGGGTATCTAGAAAAATCATGGATCATTTGTTTCATCATACTATCTGTGTAATCTCCTCTAACTGGGAAATCTGGTTTTCCTGGCGTGTCTTTATCATAATGTTGATAAAGTAAATCTCCATAAGGATCAATTGCAATATGTTTATATGGAACTCCGGGAAGTCTCGCTGTAATTTCATCCATAATGACTTTAGATCCGAGTCCTTCACGCACTCCAATCTCACAGGTTAAAATCTGTGAGGGAGACTCACTATAAATTGGAAGAGTCTTTACCCACTCTGCAAGCTTATCATATTCTACGCCATCACCTTGAATCATTTTTTCCTTTTTTTAATGCGTCGTAGGCATGCATTTTAATATCTTTCTCTGTACTAATAATAGTTAGAAAATCTATTCCACTATATGCTTTAGCATAAGCGTTCTGACTGACAGCAATCCCTGCGCCAGAGCTCAACATAGCTAACTCAGTGCAAGAACTTGTCAGTATTATTACTGTCGTGAGTAACAACATCTTTATATACATAAAACTCTCCTTCCGAGTCACATTCCCAGCATTGGTGAATGTGATCTTTTTCATCTACATGGACAACCTTAACATATCCATTGCCTTTGCACACGTCACAAATTTCTTTTTTAATTCTGTATTTTTTTAATTTTACCATTTAACTTTTTTGCTTTCTCATTTGCAATTTGTTCAATTGTTTTGGAGATACTTAATTTAGCATCCGGCAATAAAACTTTGGACAAATTAATTAATGTCTTGTATGTTTCATGTGTTAGCGAAACGTTTCGGTATTTAGTTATATCGGTCATGTGTTCCTTTCATTTGAACTATTATATAGGACTTTTTAAAAACTTTGTCAATGACTAAATTTATATTATTAATATGGGTGTGCTCTTTTGCAGGAAGTCAACCTACATGCCTTCCTCCCGTGGAGGTCCCTAAACAATTTAATAGTTGGTATGATTGTTCACGTGGAGCACATAAAGAAACTTTAATCCTTATGTCCAAAATGGGTTTTAAATACGTTAATGATAATAAAATTGCTATGAGTTATAGCTGTAGAGAAATTTCTTCTATTTAATTATATACACATTACCCCGAACCAATCGCCTCTTCCGTCTTTTAGAATCCAGCGATTCTGTTCTTCATTATAATCAGCCAGCTGTTCTCGGAGTATGTCTCCATAATCTCCACAGGAAAACCCGGGTTGAAGTTTAATGTCCGAGGGTTCTAGTACATACATGTTACTGATTAAAAGCAACATATAAATTTTAGTCATCTTCGCCGTGTTTTTTATTTCCCCACTTCACAATTCTATTAAAATTTCTAGCTTTAATATCCATGACCGGACCATATCTATGCCAAGTCTTAGCAATTGAATTAAGCTCAAGAAGTATAAGAGGCCATTGCCTGCTCGAAACGTTTTTAACTTTTATATTTATTTCTTTCATACTTTATATATAGGTTAATATAGGATAAATGTCAAGTACCTGTTTTTGGAAGGTACTTACCCATTCTTTTTTCATGCTTATTCCGGTCCTTTTTGTGTTTTCCAGGCCTTTTTTTCCTGGTTCGCTTATGATAAGTATTAACTCCGTACTTAGCTTTTTTGGCCATTTAGGGTTAATTCTGGGACTTTAGTTAAAGCCGGTAAGTATCTGATTTTACCATTGATATACTGTTTACAATCGGCACCACACGTTATACATCGATATATTTCAGGAGTTAAAGAAACAAACACACCCTCCATAGCACAGGTAGGGCACACCCCATTTGTAACTTGTGCTGCTATAGTTAGTTTAGTCCCAAAGGGTCCTTTTCCAAATCCGTCCATCTTGTTTCCTGTTATACTTCTTTTTATCTCTTATGACTTTAGGTGTAAAGAACTTTAAAACTCTTGCAATGGGGTTTCTTTTTTTAATTTTTTTATACACCTATCCCTATGAGAATTAATACAATAATTATAGTGATAACCATCCATTTTTC